CGTGGGGATTCAAGTCCGATATACGGACGTAAGAAAACTGAACAAGAGCGTTTAAATATAAGCCAAGCGTTAAAAGGAAAAAAGAAATCAGAAGAACACAAAAGAAACTTAAAAATAGCTAGAGAAAAAATAGACGTAGGTGGAGCTAATAACCCGAATTACGGAAACGGTCAAGCTATTGCAGGAGGTAAAAATCCCGCCGCTGTAAAAGTTAAAGCTACTGACAATCTAGGTAATGTAACAATCTATGATACGAAAGAACTAACAAGTAAGCAGTTTAAAATAAGTTTATATTTATTAACAAAGTTATTAGGCAAGAAAATTTCTGTAGAAGATGATTTTAATAGGCAAAAAAGTAAATATCGTCATTTAGAAGGGTACAAATTTGATTTGTTAGATGAAGGTGTAACGACTAGTCGAGAGACGTACACTATAAGCGAATGATAGTGGAAATGGGGAGCATCTAGGATCTGTCTTTGCTTAGATGATGATATAGTCTGGTCTTACTGGCGACAGTGAGCGGTCCTTTGGGGACGGGTAAAGTGTTGCGTACTTTACTGAACATAACGGGTTTAAAAGAAGGTCGTATCAAAGCAGCCGAATTTGGTCAAGGTGTCGATAAGTCGATGAAAGAAGCCTTGGAAGGTACAAAAATTTCAGCAGATCAGTTAGAAAAATGGGGGCAATCTGTAGCAAAAGGCGGTAAGGAAGGTTCAGCCGCTATGACAGATATCGCTAAAGCTTTAAATCAAATTGAGGATGAAACAAAGCGAAATGAAATTGGCGTAAAGCTTTTTGGAACCATTTTTGAGGACCAAGGCCAGAACATTATTGATACACTGTTAAATGCTAAAGGTAAGGTCATTGATTTAAACGTAAGCCAAGAAGAACTAAATGAAATGATAAAGAAAATGGATGCAAGTCCAGCTATAAAGTTCCAAAAAGCAATGGGTGATTTAAAAATAGCACTTGAGCCACTTTTGGGCGTAGTAGCTAACATTATTGGAGCCTTTGCAAGTTGGGTTTCAGCGCATCCGGCATTAGCAGCTGCATTAACAACGGTTACTGTAGCATTAGGGATTTTAATTGGAGCTTGCATGGCTCTAGCCCCGGTATTTGTCACCTTATCCAGTATAGCTGGAATTGCAGGTGTAAGTATTGGGGCTGTTGCTGGTCCAGTTGCATTAGTTGTAGGCGGATTTATAGCCGCCACCGCAGCTATAGTTGGATTGGTAATCGGAATTAAGAAGTTGTGGCAAACAAATGAAGGTTTTAAAAATAGTATCACTGGCGTGATAAGCGGTATACAGAGCTTTATAGATATACTCGTTTCATTAGGTAAATACTTATTCTGGACGGCCGCAGCCGGTGATCACTTAAATGATTGGATTACCCATTTGCCAAAAGGATTCCAAGATGCAGCTGAAATGATAGGATTAGCGGTTAGTAAAATACGTGAAGCGTGTCTTCATCTTTTTGATGCTGTGAAAGCTGTTTTTTCAGGAGATTTCAGCCAATTAGGAGAGATTTTTAAGACAATTGGTCCTTCTATAGCAGGCGCAATTATCGGTGGGCTTCCTGGCATTCTCGTCTCTGTATCTCGTTATTTACCAGCAATTGCAGAGTATCTGAACGCAAACTCAGGAATTATTATTGAAACGATTACTAATATTTTTAATAACATAGCTAATTTCGTGACAACAGCTTTACCTCAATTCCTTGAAGCTGGTTCGCAAATGATTTCAAGCCTTGTGAATGGATTAGTTGTAGCGGCTCCAATTATCCTTGAAGCGATAGTAGGTATTATAAATACAATTTCACAAATGATTGCTACTTATCTTCCTATGATTATACAAACTGGAATCCAAATTATTCAAACCTTAATCTCTGGAATTGTACAGGTCTTACCTACACTTATAGAGACAGGACTTCAATTAATCTTGACTTTAATAAATGGAATTATGCAGATGATTCCACAACTAATCCCAATAGCTGTAACCATTATTCAAACCATTATTAATGGAATCATGTCATTTTTACCTCAGTTAATTGAAATGGGAATAAATTTATTAGTTTCATTAATTACAGGGATTACACAAGCTTTACCTATGATTGCTTTAGCAATTATCACAGTCATTACGACTTTGATTGAAGCCATTACCGCAAATTTACCTATGATTATTGAAGCAGGTGTTAAAGTTTTAACAAGCTTAATAGATGGAATCATAAAAATGCTACCTCAATTAATAGATTTAGCAATAAATCTAATTACAAAAGTAGCAGATACTTTGATTACAAATTTACCTAAAATAATTGATGCTGGAGTTAAAATACTTTTAGCTATCATTAATGGTATAGTACAAGTCTTACCACAGCTTATTAACGCAGCGTTAGACTTGATTGTTAAAATTGCATCCACATTAATTGCAAATTTACCGAAGATACTTGATGCGGGTATCAAAATTTTACTGATGTTAATTGCAGGTATAGTACAAGTCTTACCACAATTAGTGGGTGCAGCACTTAATCTTATTATCACTTTAGCAGGAGAATTAATTAGGAATTTACCTAAAATTCTTGAAGCTGGTGTGCAATTAATTTGGGCTTTAATAAAAGGGATTGTAAGTATGGTGGGACAGTTAGGTTCTACAATTGTGACTGATATTGTACCAAAGATTGTTGATACTTTAAGAAAGATTGATTTATTTAAGGTAGGTAAAGATATAATAAGCGGATTGATAGATGGTTTAGGGAGTATGGCTGGAAAAGTATTATCTAAGGTGAAATCTATCGGTAATAGTATTTTAGACGGCTTTACTGGATTCTTTGATATTCACAGTCCATCAAGATTAATGAGAGATCAGGTTGGTAAGCATATTGGGGCTGGTCTTGCGATTGGTATGGAAAATTCAATAGGAATAATAAACCGCGCATCTCAAGCAATGAGCGAAGCAGCGGTACCAACAGTTAATGTTGGTAATATAGGATTACAAGCAAATGGCTTATATCAAGGTCAAGGTGTAAATGGTGAGTTTGCAGTCCCAGGTGGTGGATTAGCAATTGAAGTACCTGTAATTTTAGAAGGAAGAGAAGTTGCACGCGGTACGTATCGTTATACAACCGAGTATCAAGATAGAGAAGCAAAAAGAAACTCAGACTTTTAGGTTTGGGTTTCTTTTATTTTATAAAGAAATGGGGTGTCAACATGAGTTCTTTCACATTTAATAACGAACGAAAAGACTTTATTCAAATTGCAAAAGGATGGAAAAGACCAACTTGGGCACCATTAAAAAGGAATTTTCTAAGTGTTCCTGGATATCCAGGTGCAAGACTATTAAACACACAAACGGAAATGCGTGTTTTATCTATTCCTGTAGGGATTATCGTTCCTGATGGAGCCGATTTAGAATTCATAAAAGAAGAAATTGCAGATTGGCTGATTACCGATCAACCAACAGAGCTTACTTTCGATGTAGAACCAAATAGAACATATTTAGCTGTTGTAGATGATAGTTTTGATCCGGATGAATTTGTAACACTCGGAATCGGTACAATTAAATTTGTCTGCCCAACACCTTATAAACTAGGGAAAGTACAGACTCATACATTCACACAAAGTTGGTCTACTGAGATTACTTCTTATTTCACGAATAAAGGAAGCGTAGAAGCTCCAGCATTACTTGAAATGACTGTAAAAAAACCAAGTACTTTTTTAGATGTATGGTTTGGTAAATATCCTTTAGAACGAAACTATTTCCGTATTGGTTATCCTCTAACTGTGGAGGAAACAACGGTACAAGAGCGTGAGCGTGTGTTATGGGATGAAATGTCTTCACCTATGGGTTGGACTCATGTTACTGGACAAGTTGAGGAAATGAAAGGGACTGGTACATTTAAATCAAGAAATGGATATGCACTTTATTGCGAAGATTACGGACAAGAAAAAGGTTTTCATGGTGCGATAGCAAAGAAAAGTATTCCAGGTGGACCATTACAAGATTTTGAAATGGAGACATGGGTTACTTTGAAGTCAAAAAACATTGGTGAAATGGGCCGTGTGGAAGTCCTGCTCTTAGATGATGCGAGTAACGTAGTAGCCCAAATCAATATGAATGATTTATATGCAGAGGCTGAAATTACGAAGGCGTATATGAGAATTGGTAACAACGGAACACCTAATAGTATGCGGAAATTAGTAGATACAAGTGGAGGTTACTCGACCACATTTAATAAGTTCCGAGGGCGTTTGCGTATTGCGAGAAGAGGAAAACAATGGTCTGTTTATGTCGCTAAATTTATAGATGGTACTGAGACAGATGGTGCTTCATTGGTTGAACGTTGGACTGATGAAACAGGTAATCCGATGACGGATAGAAAGATTGCACAAGTTATGATTGCAATTTGTAAGTGGGATAATTATCAACCTGTTAATGAAATACAAATTGATGATTTAAAGATTTGGAAGGTAAACAAAGTTCCATCTAATACAAAACCGTATATTTTCGATACAGGGGATAAAGTGATTATTGATACAGAAAGAAGTCTTGTTACGATTAACGGAAAAGATGCTATTAATATTAAAGATATATTCAGCGAGTTTCCTAAAATTATACGTGGAGATAATCGTATTGATATTATGCCACCAGATGTTACAGCTACAATCAGTTACAGGGAGCGATACAGATGAGAACGACAAGTGGTGAATTGCATGTTGTTGATTTTAAAACGGAACAAATTGTAGCATCTATACAGCCCACAGATTATTGGGATGATAAACGACATTGGGAAATCAAAAATAACATTGATACATTAGAGTTTCGAGTATTTGATAATACAAGGCATTCATCCACACTTAT